CTCCGTTATCTTTTGTTGTGCTTTTTTTTTTTTATTTATTCCATCTTCATAATCATCACGTATTTTTTTTAATTGTTTGAATAAAAAGATTGATTCGTCCCATCCTTCATGCTGTCCGCCATATTCATTCAAATGTTGCTCTAGTAAACCATCTAAATATTCATCTGTAAGCGGAATTTCCATATCAAGTATATTATTTTCATCTGTATAATCCTTATACATACCATGTGTATAAAACACCATCAATTCATCATTTTCAACGGGAGGAGCATTTTTAAAAAATGCAACTAAAGTTTTTCTATTATTATTATTAAGAATATGTTTATTTGATATAATTTTATTTAATGTGGTATGACTATTTTCCATATATATATAATGAAATAAAATAAAGAAATGGTTATATATTTTAATAATGGAACAATTTAAAATATTAGTACACGACAGAAAATGTAGTAATTGGGAAATATTAGATAACGTGTATCAACAAAAAAGAGAATTACAAATTACAGACCCTGTTAAACATAAATTATTTTCAAACGATGTATTTGAATTTAATAATGACACCGTAAATATTATACATTCATCAGTAAGAATATCTGGAGATATTCCCGGTGTTTTAATTTTAAAAGGCAATAAGACATATGGTAGAAGGAAAAATAAACTTTTGTATAAGTGTGTTCCAGATGATATAAGATTACCGCCTTTTTTGGTTCCTTATGAAATCAAAAATGTTGGATTTTCTAAAGTGTTTTTAAATTTATATGTTACGTTTCAGTTTCAAGATTGGAACGAAAAGCATCCACACGGTACTTTAAGTAAGGTAATTGGTGGTGTAGATATTTTAGATAATTTTTACGAATATCAATTATACTGTAAAAGCTTGAACGCATCTATACAAAAATTTCAAAAGGCAACCAGTAAAGCTCTACAACAAAAGAGTCATGATGTATTTATTGAAAGTGTAAAAATAAAGTTTCCTTCAATTGAAGAAAGATATAATTATCATATTATTGCGATTGATCCTGAAAAAAGTTTGGATTTTGACGATGCTGTAAGTATTCAGCAAATTGACACGAATACTAAAAAACTCACTATTTATATTTCGAATGTCACTATTTGGATGGATGTTTTGAATTTATGGGATACCTTTTCGAAAAGAATTTCTACCATTTATTTACCCGATAAAAAACGTCCGATGCTACCTACTATTCTTTCAGATTGTTTATGTAGTCTCCAAGAAAAAGTCACTAGAATTGCTTTTTATATGGATTTAATTATAACAGACAATAAGGTTACAAATATATCTTATGGTAATGCGCTTATTCGATTGTCTAAAAATTATCACTACGAGGATCCTAAATTACTTCTTGATAAAACGTATAAAGATATAATGGAGTTGACTAACATATTGAATAAAGAACATAAATTTATTAATAACATTAAAAATAGTCATGATGTTGTATGTTATTTGATGGTATTGATGAATTGTTTTACTGCAAAAGAATTGATATCATATAATGCGGGAATTTTTAGATCTACTATACTTAAAAATCCTGTTCAAATTCCAGATACAGTTCCTGAGGAAATCTCGAAATTTATTAAAATATGGAAGTCTTCATCTGGACAATACATAGATGTATCTACTGTTAAAAACTGCGAAGAATATAGGCATAATCTTTTAAATATTGATGCATATATTCATATAACAAGTCCAATTCGACGATTGGTGGATTTATTGAATATCATTAAATTTCAAGAATTAAAAGGAATCGTTGCATTATCCGAAAATGCAGATCGATTTTATAAAAAATGGGTAAATGATCTAGAATATATAAATGTTACCATGAGATGTATTCGCAAAATACAGTGTGATTGTAATTTATTAGATTTATGTCAAAATTCGCCTGAAATAATGAAAAAAGAGTATTCAGGATATATGTTTGATAAAATACAACGAAATGATGGATTATATCAGTTTAATGTATTTTTACCCGATCTAAAATTATCAGCTCGAATAACTACACGGGATAATATTACAAATTTTACTTCACATATATTTAAACTCTTTTTATTTGTTGATGAGGAAAACTTTCGAAAAAAAATAAGATTACATAAAATTTAGTGAATATAATTAAATAATTATTTCGTTGTCTATATATTTTACACCTTTGAACAGACACTTTTTATTTATATATAAAAATTTTATATCACTTATTAAATTATGTAATAAAATATTATTATCACCTGTTATTCTTAATGAAATACTATTTTCATAAAAAGATTCGACCTGTTTACATTGAAACATTAATGTCTCTTTTTTAAATTGCTTTTTACCCCAATATTCTTTATATGTTACAGAAAATCCATAACATATAAGACCAATATTTTGTAACAAATCAATAATTTCATGTTCTATAGAGTTTTCTAGTTGATTGAATGTTAATGTATAACAAGTATTTCTGTTTATCAATCTGTATTTGAGTGATTGAAACTTCATTATTATATTTATAGTTATATTGATTTACAGGTGTAAAAAGTATTTCAATTTTTATTGATTTTTACATAATAATCTAAAAACTAATAAAGATAATATTAATATTATATGTAATGATGATTTTACACCCTTGAAGATTTAAAACGCCGTTTTCACAGAGTAAAAATAATCAAAAATGTAAAATCAATAGTAGGAGTTTCACCTACGATGGTCTAACTTTTTCCACTTCTTTTTGTATATTAGATGTGGTGAAAGACGAAATTTGAAAACACGCAGGGCGTTCTTGCCTATCAATCCAGCATTTTGTAATACTCATTATATTGATTGCCGAATTTGCGTCTCTTGTTTTGAATACGGTTTGTTTGACCTGAGGTCTCACGCATCCAGAACATACTAAAAGACGGAACTGCTTGTTTCCATTACTATGTCTGTAATAGGATAAATCATTATTACATTCACAGCATTTTTTACTTGTATTACATTCGTTTATGGTAATTGTATCATATTTCTTATGGATTTGCTTTCGTAATCCTTTATTGAGTGTAGGCATAAAGTGTTTCATTTGGGTGCTTCTGCTCCAATTTCCATAACCAATTAGGATATTGTCTCCAAAGGTTTCCTTGATTTTATTGAGGAACTTATCCATACTCTTCTTACCATAACTATATTGTCTAAACTTCATTTTTCGCCATACATCACGCTTGTAAAACTCGGTAGTTTCTTTATTCAGTTTATCCTTTTCCACTAAATATATTTTGAACTTGTCGTAATCTACCGATTTACTATTTTGAAAGGATAAATGAGTTTCTTTTTCTATGATGTTGTTTCGTTTCTTTTCCACTAATAATATTCGTTGGTTTGTTTTTGCCTTGCTTTCTCGTTTCCTTTGGGGTGCTGTATATTGAAGTTTCTTACCATTACTATCCATCATATACACCAGACTGCGTTTTCCTGGGTCGCAACCAACAATATTACGAGGTGCTACTTCTTTGAGTTGCTCTAACGATAAATCTTCTATGTTATGAAAATCTTGGGCTGGTAATGTAGGAACTCTGCTTCCCCATTTTTTATCTTTCAAATCCTTACGAATAAACAACAAAGAACAACTAATTCCATCTGTTTGGAGTTGATGATGATATTGATAATGTTTGTTTTTGAATGCTTTATGCTGTAAGTTCAAAAGATTATTCCATACATCATATTGATTTTCCTTTACATTTTTCAAAAGTTCTCCTTTCTTCGCGTTTTCAGGACAGAATAAACTGATGATACACGCTGTATCCAAAATAATATGCTTGGGAATAATGTTATTGCGAAGTGGTAAAGGTTGGAATAGTTTATGTTCTTCCTTTTCTAATACAGCATTCATATACAACATACCTTTCAAATAATCAAATGGTTTCATTTTCACATCATAATGAACTGACTTCTTAATATTTTCAGGAAGAATATTCGGTAAATGAGTAGTTTTCCAGTCATCAAACATTATATCTGTTTCATCGCTACATTCTAATACGAGTTTCTTGAACTTGAATAGAGTTGCTTTATCATCTGTAATATCCTTCGTGGTTTTATTTATGAACCGAAGGAAATGTTGAATAAATCGTTCTTGCGTATTGTTAGATAATGACGTATGTAATTGCGTTGCTAGATAAGGTAATAAAAAGGTAGTATTCTTTAACTGGGTCTTTTCGTGGTTCAGTAAAGGTTGATATTCATTATCATAAAACTCTTGTAATGTTTCTAATAGGTCAGTATCCTTACTCTTTGCTCCTTGATTACTTCTCACTCCTAATGTCTTGATACAATACAAAATGAACTTCTCATTTATTTCAGGTAAAGGTTGATTGTTGTTATAACATTTCAATACATATAACCGGATAAACTGGTAAGAGTGTATCATCAAATCATTCATTTCAAATACCAAATTAGTGATAACTGGTTGGACTTCTTTATGTTTATGTAATACAGATTTGAGTGTTGTTTTGATGGTAGTGTAGGCAGATTTCTCTGTTGAACGGAAATCTTGGAAAGTATCCTTCTTTTTCTTTTTCACCATTCTATATACTTACTAAATATTTTATTTTTATATAAATTTTCTTAATATATCTTTTATAATTTTCCTAAATATTCTCATTATTTTGTTTTTCTTCTAATTCATTTTGGAGTTTTTCCTTTTTTTTCAAATATGCCCTTCTTGCGTATTCCTTCTTCTTTTCAGGTGGGGGTTCATATTTATAATTTGTATTTTTCTTATAATTAGCATTTCGTTCTTTAATGACATCTTTATTTTGTTCGTAGTATTCCTTTTTATACGAGGGTGCTGTGTATTTTTTGAGATGCTCTTTGGTTGCTTGTAATTCCTCTTCTAATTTAGCATTCCTTTCTGCTAATTCCTTTATTATTCCATCTTTATCCATTACGATACTATATATAATAAAAAATATTTATATAATTTTTATTATAATTCTTTCAAAAACGGCGTTTTAAATCTTCAAGGGTGTAAATCTTATTCATATAATTTGCATATGTACTGTAGCTAATATGACTGACGCTTTTTTAAGACGCAACCACCTTTGCTATCTAAAAAATATCACCAAGCGTAATATAAATATAACAAAGACAAAAGAACAATTTAATATTGAAGAATTTTTAAACCGTTATTATACACATATGTGATATATTATCTAATTGTAAATAGATATAAATATATATTTACTTTTGTATATAATAAATATGGCAGAATTATTTCAAAATTGTTCAGAAATTGAACGTAATATGTACTTATCGGCATATAACACAATAACACAAATGGAAATGTGGGAATTTATAAAACATTATGAACCTCCTGAAAATAGTGGATTCATGTTCGACTCTAATCCTACTATATTCAGGATAATGAGTAAAATATCGGAAAACTATAATAATAATCATAGCGGGGGTTCTATGGCGTGTACAATGCGCAAAATGCAAATAATTGCTAAAGAAAAAACATAATTTTTGAAAGTGATGAGACAATTGATAACAATTATTATGTAAATAGTTTAAAAAAATAGTATGATAATAAAGTAACAAATGGTAAAAATATGTTCATATACATCATATTCAGATAATGAGAATCAAACAAAAAAAGAATATTTTGAAAAATTTAAATATCCTCTTTATATTTTTCAAAAATGGGCGATACATGGTCTGGTAGAAGGTCAACATGTATTGGTTACTGCTCCAACCGGATCAGGTAAATCATTACCTGCTGAATTTGCAATTGATTTTTTTCATGAAAGGGGCAAAAAGGTGATTTATTGTTCTCCAATAAAAGCGCTGTCAAATCAAAAATTTTACGATTTTTCTCAAAAATATCCACATATTACAATTGGTCTAATTACTGGAGATATTAAAACAAACCCCGATGCAGATGTTTTAATAATGACCACCGAAATTCTATTAAATAAATTATATCAACTTAGGTCAAACACTCAAGCGGTTCAATCATCTGTTTCTTTTGATATGGATATAGAATCAGAACTTGCATGCGTAATTTTTGATGAGATACATATGATTAATGATGCAGATAGAGGACATGTATGGGAAAATTGTATAATGATGTTGCCTCTTCATATTCAAATGTTAGGATTGTCTGCAACATTAGATGATCCAGAAAAATTTGCGTATTGGATGGAGAATCGCGGGAATGAAAAAGTAGAAAACACCGACCTTAAAAAAGAGGTGTATCTTTCGAAAAAAACAGAACGAACTGTTCCTCTTACACATTATGCATTTTTAACTGCAAATAGTAGTGTTCCAAAAGTAATAAAAGATAAAGCTATGCAAACAGAAATAAAAAATTTTACCAATAAATTACATATAATTCAATCTTCAAATGGCGTCTTTAATGATACTATTAATAATCAAATTATAAAATATAATAGATTATTCCAACAAAATAAAATCCGTGTAACTAGAAATCATGTTTTAAATCAAATTTCTAGATTATTGCTAGAAAAAGAGATGCTTCCTGCTATTTGTTATGTTTTCTCTAGGAAACAGGTAGATATCTGCGCAAAAGAATTAACCGTTAATTTATTGGAAGAAGGATCGAATATTCCTTCAATTATAAAACACGAGTGTGAAAAAATAATTCGTAAATTACCAAATTATAATGAATATTTACATCTTCCAGAATATTGTCATTTGATTACACTAATGGAAAAAGGAGTTGCTACGCATCATTCTGGAATGATGCCTATATTGAGAGAAATAGTTGAGTTGATGTTTGAACGAGGATATATTAAAATGTTGTTTTGTACGGAATCAGTAGCAATTGGTTTGAATTTACCTGTAAAAACGACAATATTTACTGATATAAATAAACATGATGGAACGTTTTTTAGAAAATTACATGGACATGAATTTGTACAAGCAAGTGGTCGTGCTGGTAGATTGGGATTAGATGACTTCGGACACGTTATTCATTTACATAATTTATTTCGAGATATGGATACGCTTTCTTATAAACAAATGATGATGGGAAAACCGCAAACACTCGTATCTAAATTCAAAATATCATATAATTTACTATTAAATTTAGTGAATTCCGGGGAAGATAATTTAATTGATTTTGCTAAGAAAAGTATGATTACTAGTGATTTAGAAAAAGAACAACAATATATTTATAAGGAAATTACAGATTTAACTCGTGAAATTGATAATTTAAAATTAACTGTTGATGTCTTCAATACTCCTACAGAAATAATAGAGGAATATATTGAACTAGAAAAATTACAAAAAACTACAACAAATAAAAAACAAAAAAATACAATTAAGAGATTAAATGATATTAGAGTCGAGTATAAAAATATTGATAAGGAAAAGACTATTTATGGAAAAATATCCGAAAAAGAAAAATCATTTCTTTTATTAGAAGAAAAATTTAACCAGTCACAGTTTTATATCAAAATCTGTATAAATAAAATTGTATCTGTTTTAACTAATGAAAAATTTATACAGGATAATAAACTTACTACTCAAGGATTGATTGCATCCAATATAAGAGAGATCCCGTGTCTAGTTTTTGCGGGAATTTTTGACAATAAACAATTTTTAGATTTATCAACCGTTGAATTAATTTCATTTCTCAGTTGTTTTACAAATTTATCCATACAAGAAGATATGAGAGAAATAATTCCAAAGGATTGTAGTGAAAATGTAAAGGAATTATTAGATAATATTCAACAAAAATATCAATATTATCAAGATATGGAAACACAAATAGAAATTGAAAGTGGTACAGAGTATGTAATCCATTTTGATTTGATTAAATCAGTAATAAAATGGTGTCAATCCGATAATATTTTACTATGTAAATGCGTATTACAAGAAATTCTTCAGGAAAAAGGAATATTTTTGGGCGAATTTACAAAAGCATTAATAAAGATTAATAATATAGCGTCAGAAATGGAAAAGGTATGCGAATTAATTGGAAATATTGAACTATTAAGTAAGTTAAGACAGATACCAGAGATGACACTAAAGTTTGTTGTCACAAATCAATCTTTATATGTATAATTACAATTAGTTTGATCTGTCACTAATGGTTTATTAATTTTTTTAGTAAAGCCAGATTCTTCTAGAAAATCTAATACATCCTTATTATATTTTTCAAAAAATATCTCTATATTTCTTACTAAAACAAAAAGCGTTAACTTTTTATCATCCGATACGACTGAATAACTATATTGATCATCTATAATTGGACCAATATCAATTACCCAATATGGGGCTACGTTTTTAACCCCATCAAGTAACACAGATAGCTCTCCTCCACTATTATCATCTTGATAAAATGCATATCCAGTTATAATTCCTTCTGTACCATTTGGATAGATTTCACTATTTATAACTTTTACTTTATCACCATCTAATGCATATTCTGCAGTTACACATGAACCATTTAATTGAAATACTTCGTCGCTTAAATCTTTGTATACTTCATACCACATACCAGTATATTTAGTTAAATCTAACACAGGAATCGGTTCGTAAGATGCTGCGTTTAAGTAATTTAAAAAAGTTGCTCCTATCAATAAGACACCAAGATTATGAGTTATCACATTTAATAGATTAAAATGTTTATTTTTAGGTAACTATTAATATAATATTTTATCTTTATATATGAAGATATTTTTGAAGACAGGTAAGAAATTACTTATAATTAGAAATCCTATGTTATGGGCGTTAATATTTAATTTATTGAATATATTTATTTTTTGGATAATTTATTATTTTTTACTTGAAGACTTTGAATTTAGAGGTGTTTCAGATTTAAAATCTAACAGAAAAGAAAGTGCTATGGATTTATTGTTACTATCTACAACTATACAAGCAGGAGTAGGCATAACAAATGTATATCCCAAAACAACTTTAACTAGTTGGCTTTTAGTTTTACAACAATTGATTATGATTTCTGGTAATATTTTGGCATTTTATATAAATACTACAAAATAGTATTGTTAATATAATTAATATAGTTATTTTAAAATATTTTAATGTATTATAAAATGGATTCTGAAAAAGAATACGCCAATTTTTTAGATGGGTATATGGCTAAAATAATTTTTGTTTTTGAATCATTTCAGGATTTCATGTTACACCTTCAACCTCAATTTGAAAATGAAAATGAGGTTGAAAATGATATTGAATATGAAAACGAAAATGAATCGCAGGATTTTTTACCAATTTCACAAATGACGTTATTTCAAAGATTTATTAAAAATATAGACGATATGATGAGAGGGATAATTCCTTTTGAATAATTGTACACTTTTGTTAATAATAAATATTTTATTATTAATTTCAGTTTTTAGAATATTTATGCCTTTGTATTTATAAATATACAAAGGCATAAAGATTTAAATATCTTTTTTCTATTTATAAATGCAACTAATAAATAGAAAATATAAACTTTATGAAAAAATCGGACAAGGGTGTTTTGGAAAAGTATTTAAAGGTGAAAATATTCGTACAAAAGAAGCCGTTGCTATTAAAATTGAACCTATTAGTGACAATGGTGCTTTTTTATTAAAAAACGAAACTATTTTTTATGAATATTTAAAAGGGAATGATTTTGTTCCCAAAATTAAATGGTTTGGAAAGGATGAAACTAATTATTTTATGGTAATGGAATATTTAAATAATCCATTACCTAGTTTAAAAAATAACTTCTCTCATGATTCCTATTTCAATATAATAAAACAACTTTTTTTAATTTTAGAAAGTATTCATAACAAAGGATTAGTTCATCGAGATATAAAACCTGATAATTTTTTAATGAGAGAAGACAAAATAATTATTATTGATTTTGGGTTTTGTAAAAGTTATTTAAAAGATAATATTCATACTGATATGAACGAAAATGAGCATTTTATAGGATCGATGGATTATGCCAGTTTAAATATTCATAATCATAAAACATATTCAAGACGCGATGATCTAGAGTCTGTATGTTATTTATTATATTTTATTTTAAATGGAGCATTACCTTGGAATGGTAAAACAGAAAGTGAAATCATAAATATGAAAGAACACTTTCATGAAATTTCTAATTGTAAAAAATTAACTATGTTATGGAAAAAAATTCGCAGTTTAACATTCAAAGAAACACCCAATTATCATTTATTATCACATATAGTCAATATTGAATTGGTTTAAAAAAATAGTATAAAATACTATTAGTAATAAATGAGTGATTTAGATTCTAACGATTTAACACAATTTATTGAAACAGTTTATAATGTATATTTAAATGTTTTTAAAAATGCAAAAACTACAAATAGCAGAAAATTACAATCTATTGCTATGATTATTTATAATTATTTAATGAAATTATTTATAGATCATAATGTATCTATACAGGATGTAAAAATCACTGATAAAATAAATATGATACCCTTTTTCCAATTTATAGAAAATAAAAATATTCAATTATTTGATTTTGAAAATATACAAGAGTGTGATATGAATACAAATAACGAAAAAGATATTGAGCGGTTTGTGTTGTCACATATATATTATTTAACTCAACATAATAAACAATCAAAAACAATCTAAAGACACCTCCATTGATAGAGTATAATGAGCGATACAAACAGTCATGTTATTGGACGCGTTAAGTGGTTTAATAATAAAGTAGGTTATGGGTTTGTCTCTGTTACAGAGGGTGAATATAAAGATACGGATATATTTGTTCATCATTCGGTGATTCGAGTTGGTGATCAACAATATAGATATTTAGTACAAGGTGAATATGTTGAATTGGAAATCACCGCTGTACAAGGAGGAAAATATGATTATCAAGCGAGTTTAGTATGTGGAATAAGAGGAGGTATACTAATGTGTGAAACTAGAAATGAAACAAAGCTTGCTAGAAATGATTATATTTCAAAAAAAATCGATGATAAAGATATTCTTTCAAAACCAATTTTAAGAAGATCGTCTAATGAAATTATAGACGGAAATGATGGATGGAGTGCTCCAAAACAATCCGTTAAGCGTAAAGGAAGACCCCATAAAAATGAATTTTCTATTTAATGAATTTTCTAGCTAATTAATATTTAACTTTTTTAGTATGTTTAAATATTAAATACTTATTTAATATCAATATATATATGACAAATATATTAGAAGATGCTTATAATAGATTATTTAAAACTGATACAAAAAAAGTAATTTTTGTTTATACTCCACCAAAGGTGGGATCCACTACATTAGTCACCTCGCTACGTATATCATTAGGTAAATCTATACGTGTTATACATATTCACGATGAGATAATGCTGACAGTTTTGACTGGAATACACGATATTAAAATAGCCGATTTAATTGAATATGTATCTAAGAAAGGGAAAGTTGTTTATATTATTGATATATATCGTAATCCTATTGAGAGAAGAATATCTGAATATTTTTATAAACTAAATTCTCTACACTTCAATAATCATGAAGAGAAATTAATAGATTATAATTTAAATAGAATAACTAAGAGATTAAATGATATTTTTCCTTATTTATCAAATGAAGATTATTATTTTAAATTGTTTAAGGAAAACAAAATCCCCTTTGATTTTAAAAAAAAATATTTAATACAACCTTTTAAAAAAACTACATATATCAAATTAAGATTGAATGATGTAAATGAATGGGGAAATATTTTAACTAATATTTTAGGTGAAAAAATAGTAATTATCAAAGACTGTATTACAGAAAATATGACGCTGGGTTCTTTATACCAGTCATTTAAAGAGGAATATAAAATTCCGTTGAATTTTTTGGAAGAAATTGAAAAAGATAAAGTATTTATTCATTTTTGTGATACAACAGAAAGATCAGAATACATGAATAAATGGGTAAAAAAATCTTGTTTTGAATATAACTCTTTTTCAAGAGACGAATATAAATTTTATTTAAACATAAGTTTAGAAAATCAAGCTCATGAGAGAATAGAATACGATCATTACTTAGATAATGGATGTTATTGTAATGCATGTTTAACCCAAAGAAAATCGATTTTTTATAAAGCTGTTAATAATCAACCTATTAATGAACGCATAAATCATAATAAAAATTTAACACAATATACAAACAGATTAAATGAAGTGAAAACACAAATAATTACTAATATTACGAAAAAAAAACCCAAAATTAACAATTATATGAAAACTAATTTAATATAAAAGGAGGGGTCAAAGGGGAACCTGGGTTCCCTTAAAAATAGTGAATTGGTAAAAAAAAAATTGAAAAGCTTTTGTTAAAAAAAGTAAAGTGAAAAAATAATGTCGATTTTTAATTTGAAAGAAGAGATGGTGTCAAGTCTGGAAGTGGTAGTAGAAGGT